TCCACTTCCTCCATCCCCTGTCAAACCATTCTTCTCTGGTGCAGTTAAACGCTTTCTCAAAAGCCGAGTGCACACCGGAGGTGAACGAAATGTCAGGTTATTCTGGAGCATCAAGCAGGGCCTCAAGAGGGCCTGCGCTCCGGTTCCCGAGAGCTTTGTCTTAAGCTCCTATTCCTCCTACGCTGAAACCTTAAGCACTGCCCCCACCACAGACTATGTCGATTATAGTGAATACTACGACATGGTGTGGGAGGGCTGCGATCTGGTAAAGCCCAAAGTAGACCTCCTCCCCAGTAAGTCGTCAAGATATGCGACGAAGCGGAGTGAAGGCGGAGGACTAGCCGAAGTGTGTGAGCACACAAAGGTTATGGGATATTCAAATTATGGAGACCTGAGCAAGATTGAAGAGAGCACAAAAGGTGTGGTGGAATACCACGCCCCAACTATGCCAACTGTCACTGATTTCATCGAAGGAATCAGCGAAGAAGAAGACAGAGTCATGGTTCATGCAATCTCCGAGCCGCTCAAGGTGAGATTTATCACCAAAGGTCCCGGCTTAAGAGCTCATTTCGCAAAGTTCGCCCAGAAGGCCCTGCATTCACACCTTTTTCACAAGTGGAAGCAGATGGCACTTATAGGCGAGCCTCTTGATGAGACTCATCTGAAATGGATGGATAAGAAGACTGGAATTCTAGAGAAACAACACAACGTGAAACTACCCCTTTATGTGAGTGGTGACTACAAGTCAGCCACAGATGGGATAGACATCAGACAGACCAAGGACGCTTTTGAGTCCTGGCTGGAACGCCAACAAGTATTAGGCTACCTTTCAAGAAAGGCGGCTGATTGCTTGAGACGCGAGCTCTACGAGCAGGAGATCGATTTTCCAAACGATACTCCGTCGGAGAGGCAGAGGAATGGACAATTGATGGGATCAGTCCTGTCATTTCCAATCCTCTGTGTGATAAACTTAGTTGTGTATTGGGTTTCTCTTGAAGAATATCTCAATAATGAGGTCTCGCTTGGAGACCTCGCCGTCATCATCAATGGCGATGACATTGGCTTTCGTACCAACAACGAGTTGTACGAAATCTGGCAGAATAACTTACCCAAGTTTGGACTAAAGATGTCCGTTGGCAAGAATTATGTCCATAAGAATCTCTTTACCGTGAACTCACAATTGTGGTCACGAAGTAGGGGATCCTGGAGCAGAATTCCTTTTGCTAATGTTGGGTTGTTGACTGGTGTGACCAGTAAGACTGGACGGGGTGGTGCAAGACACTACCAGGCCAACACTCTCTGGAACGAAATGTATGAGGGCTTTCAAAACAAGAAACGCCTTTATCAACGATTCGTTCACTATCATAAGGAGAGTATTGAGTCCTTAACCGTAAAAGGTCGCTTCAACTTGTCGATTCCCACCGTATGTGGTGGTCTCGGCTGTCGGGGCGAGCTCGGTTATCACACTAAACAACAATTAAAGTTTGCCAGGCACTGCGTAACACAAGCCTTCCTCGGGAAGTTTGTGGGAGTGAAAGTCCAATGTAAGTCCGACGACGCCAAGGCGTCATCATATCTCCGCAATCATGGCACTACAGCGTTTACGCTGGTCCATGAGGAGAGGACTCATGCCTATTGCATAGACATTGACGGCGAAATGTGCAGATGTCCTTTGGACGAGTTAGAAGAATTCAGAGATAAAGATCCCATTCGAGATCCCCTCTTGAGTGATTTCCTGCCGGGTGCGGACAAGCCGCAACTGACATTTAAACACCCTAGAAGCAAAGAATTCTTTGGAGCTAAATGCCGTGAGGCAGATAACTTCTCTTTCCCGTTCAAAGTCGTTTCTCGTTCTCAATTCCTTAACGGAAGATATATTACTGTTCTACCTGGGCACTGCAATAGTGCACCAGGGGCGCCCGGACTCCAAAAGATGGAGTTCACGGGGTCCCAAGATGTAGATCACCCAAAGTGGTTCACGTGGCTGGTGGGTAACAAAAAAGTTTCCACGCCAAGATGCACTCCTTTCCATTCGTGGGAGGAGAGTCTCGGAAGGCCAAGAGACTGCACGGGTGAGCCGTGTGAATAACACGGTTTCTTGGGATGAACAGTCCCCTTTCCAGTTGGGGTATCCCGTTATAACTGAAGAAACAGAAGAAGACGAATATGAACAAAGCACAATTTCTTGCTAAGCCAAGGATTCGCAACCTGCCTCGCGCAGAGCAAGACCGCCGCTGGCGTCAACATCAAGACAGCGAGCGCGGTCTTCGCAGAACCGCGTCCGGTCCGACAAGTCGGGCCCGACCATCCAGAGCAATATCAGGGCGTCCAAGAACGCCTCTGGCTCTACTCAACCCCACCGAGCGTGAATGCGCTCGCCATTATGGAGAAACCCTCATCAATCCATTCG